TGTCTCTTGCTGAGGGTGAAGAAAAGCTTATGCGTGAGTACCTAAATACGGCTTACAAAGCAGAGATGGCTAGAGGTAGCTTGTTAGATCAGAGTGTGTTAAAGGGTAATATCTTAGCTCACGCAATGGAGACGGCTGTTAATGCTAACTTCGAGGGTGCTAAATGGTCAGAGCGTATCTGGGGCAGAAATGCACAGTTGAGAGAATTGGTTAGGACTGAGGTAACAAGGGCGTTAATTCGTGGGGATAACGGCTTGACGATTGCAAGGCGTATCAGAAAACACATGGATGTATCACGCGCTAATGCAGAGCGTCTAGGTATTACAGAACATGCTAGAGTCCAGACGTTAGCTCAACAAGACATTATGAAAGAGAATGGCTTTGAGTATTTCAAACTCATGCCAGAGAGTCGAGCGTGTTCGATTTGCAAGGGTATTGGCGAGGAAACAGAAAAGAATCCTGTCAGAATCGCTGATATGGAAATCGGAAAGAATGCGCCGCCTATCCATCCCTATTGCCGCTGTGCAGTAGCTGAGGTGGAATAGTGCACCATGTTTTTAAGAAACCGTAGGGGGCGAGCCTCTAATGGTGCATAGGGCTATTCTAGGCCCTAAATAAACAATACTACCGTGGCTCATGGGTAAACACACTAGATAGGACTAGATAGGGCGTAGCTAGCCTATATCGTGGCTTAGAAAGAGTGTTACTTATGGGACTAGATAGGAGAACAAAATGGAAACAGATAATACAACAGTCGAAACGGTCGAAACTGCGGAAGTAAGCCATGACGTTGATAACAATCAACCGAGCGACTTCCGAGCGCCGCAATCACAGTCAGAATTGGATAGCATTGTCAACAAAGCTGTACAGACAGCCTTGAAAAATCAGAAAAAAGGCGAAGAAGCACGAGTGAATGAAGCTATCGCTAAAGCATTGCAAAAAGAACAAGACTATTCAAAACTATCTGCTGCTGAGCGTGCGAGCAAGGAATTTGAAGACCAGAAAGCAGAATTTGAAAAACAAGTAGAACAATTTGAATTTGAAAAGCTGACTATGGCAGTTAAAGAAGATCTTGTTTCAAAAGGTTTGCCAGTTGAATTGGCTGATATGTTTTGCCATGCTGAAAATGCCGCTGAGGCTCTTAAATTGGTCGGTACGTTTGAAAAAGTCTTCAACGATGCCGTTGCTAATCAAGTCAAAGCTACTATCCGCCAAAACTCGCCTAAAGCTGCAAGCATTGGTGATACTCAAACGGACAATTTTGGGGCTCAACTTGCTAAGTCTACGAGCGTTACGGCTGCTCGTTTTATCTAAAACAGAAAGGAAAACTTTAAATGTCAACAACTAAAATCTTTGACACTTCTAACATTGTTCGCTCATTGCCTTACAAAGCAGTAGCGGCAACAGTAGACAAAACTTATGATGGTGTATTGGTGGACGGCAAGAAGTACATCAAAGCCGGTACATTGGTAGCTGGCAAAGATGGCTCAATCTTTGATGATCGCACTAAAGCCGTTGTGGAAAACAAAACAGCGCCAGAAGGTATTGTCCTCTACGACGTAGATTTGACAATCGAAAATGCCGTATCAGTGCTCTATGCCGGTGAAGTTTACAAAAACAAAGTTAACGGCGGAGAAGTTGACGACGCTGTTAAGAAGGCATTGCCACTTATCAAATTTATCTCTGAGAAATAAAAGGGGGACTATTAAAACATGGGACTTATTTATGATAAGGTAACCGCATCTAACATCGCTGGTTACTTCAATGCGTTGCAAGAAAATGTTAACTCTACTTTGGGTGAGTCTATTTTCCCAGCTCGCAAACAACTTGGAACTAAATTGTCTTACGTCAAAGGGGCGTCTGGTCAAGCGGTTGTTTTGAAAGCTGCTGCATTCGATACTAACGTTACAATCCGTGACCGTGTTAGCGCTGAAATGCACGACGAACAAATGCCATTTTTCAAAGAAGCTATGCTTGTTAAGGAAAATGACCGTCAACAACTTAATCTTGTGAAAGACTCTGGCAACGAAGCGTTGGTTAACACAATCGTAGCCGGCATTTTCAACGACGATGTGACACTTATTAACGGTGCTCGTGCCCGTCTTGAAGCTATGCGCATGCAAGTTCTTGCCACTGGTAAGATTGCATTCACAAGCGGCGGTGTTGACAAAGATATCGACTACGGCGTTAAGCCAGAGCACAAGAAACAAGTGACTAAGAGCTGGGCTGATGCGGACGCTAAACCTCTTGCTGACCTTGAAGAAGCTATTGAAACAGCGCGTGAACTTGGACTTAACCCAGAGCGTGCGGTAATGAACGCTAAAACATTCGGTCTTATCCGTAAGGCGGCATCTACTGTTAAAGTCATCAAACCTCTTGCTGGTGATGGTGCAGCGGTTACTAAGTCAGAACTTGAAAACTATATCGCTGATAACTTTGGCGTGTCAATCGTTCTTGAGAACGGCACTTACCGCAACGATAAAGGCGAGGTTTCTAAGTTTTTTCCAGATGGTCACTTGACGCTCATTCCTAACGGTGCTCTTGGTAACACTGTATTTGGTACTACTCCAGAGGAATCTGACTTGTTCGCTGATAACACTGTTAATGCGGACGTTGAAATCGTCAATAACGGTATTGCAGTTACTACTACTAAGACTACTGATCCAGTCAACGTACAAACTAAAGTTTCTATGGTAGCATTGCCATCATTCGAACGCTTGGATGATGTTTACATGCTCACTGTAATTCCAGCGCTCTAATAGGTATCGATTATGAATATCGTATTAAAAGCGTTTATGGATAAAACCGACGGCACAGTTTATTACGCCGGTGATCTGTACGATGGCGAGCGTACCGAGGAACTCATTGAGCTACGGTACGTGCAAGACGACAACTCGAAGAAGAAGACTAGAGCTAAGAAAACTGCTGAATAGCGAGGTATGGCATGAAGACGTTAGATAAAGACCAAATTATTGAAAATGTCTCTGTTGACCTTAACACTAATGACGATGACTTGCTTGAAATTCTGTTAGAGCGTGTCGTTAGCCACTTCAAGGCTGAGTATGGTGTCGATGAAATCGACAACAAATTGGCATTCATTTTCGAAGATTGCGTAATCAAGCGCTTCAATCGTCGAGGTGCTGAGGGCGCTAAATCTGAGTCAGTAGATGGCCATTCTATGTCGTATTACGATAACGAGAATGAATTTAAGCCTTATGATGACATGCTTCAAAGATTGTATGGCAATTCTGGGCAAGCTAGAGAGGGGAAGGTGCTATTTCTATGAGATACGCTGATATCGTAGTGCTAAAATATCACGATAAGACGACAAAACACTACGACCCCGAATTAGGTCGCATGGTGGGTGGTAAGGAGTGGGCTAGAACGATAGCATGCAATGTCACTGGTGCTAGCCTTGACTTACAAGCTAAACTAGGAGACCTTCTGAACACTAACAGCATTGTCATTCGTTTTAGAAGCCCTATAACAGTTGGTATCGACACAATTGAATACAATGGCTCCAAATACACGCCTGTTACTGTGAGAGATTACTTAGCTGGTCGAAACGTCATTTATGCGAACAAGGTAGGCAAATAATGGCTACGCTAGAATTTGAAGGCTTGGACGAAATGGCTCAAAGCCTTTTGAGGAACGCCTCGCCCGAAAAACGCTTAAAGGTTTTGCGAAAGTATGGCGCTAAAGTCAAAGAGGCTGCTATTAATAATGCGCAATTTAAAGGCAAGTATACAACGGGTGCTACTCGTAGAAGCATTACCTTGCAAGCTGGAGGCAATCAAGCAGTAATTGAAGCGTTAACTAACTATTCAGGTTATGTCGAGGTAGGCACACGAAAGATGGAGGCACAGCCATTTATGAAACCAGCGCTTGAAGAAGTGGTGCCAGAGATGGTCGAAGAAATGGCAAAATGGGATGAATCATGAAACAACCAGATCAGTTACTTCATGACGAAATGTTTCGGATTAGTAGTGAGTTGGGATACGATACCTATACTTATTTGCCACCCGATGACGTGGCCTATCCATTCGTAGTCATGGGTGAAACAAAGGTCTTGCCACAAGCTACCAAATCGCACTTAATAGGGCGTTTATCGTCTACGGTGCATGTTTGGGGGCGTGTGGATGACCGAAAATTATTATCAGATATGGCTGGACAGTTAATGTCTAGCTTTTTTGCTATCAAAAACATTGACGGCATGCAGTTTTCAGCAGAAGTTAACCAGTCGTCAATCGATAGCAATCGAGACAATAGCACGGATGAAGTTTTATATCACTTTATCGTATATACGTATTTTAAATTTATTTAGGAGGAAGAAATGGCTGAAACTAAAGTCAAAGAAGCCCAATTAGGGAAAGAAAAAATCTTGATGTTCCGTAAGTTTGGAGACAAGACAGCAGCGGCTAAACTTGCCTTGCAAACTGAACATGAGTGGGAATACTCACGAGATGCAGACACTACTAAAACCAAAGATGGTGCAGTGGTTGCCGATGGCGGTCTTGAAACTAAACTCTCAATCACTGCCATTGGAACGAAAGACGAACTCAACGAAATGTTGAAGAAATCAGTAGTTGACGGTTATAAAGTCGAGGTTTGGGAAATCGACTTGTCTGACAAAAAGGATAACGGAAAATATGGCGCTCTTTACGCCATCGGGCGCTTGTCTAATTGGAAAGTGCCTGCTAACGTTGAGGAACTTGTGGAAATTGAATCAGAAATGTCAGTAGAAGGTAAACCACAAGCTGGTGAAGCTACATTGACGGCTGAGCAAGTCAAGGAAATTCAATACACATTCCAAGACACAACTGCGATCAATTCCCTCTAATAGTATGTAATTATCTTGAGCCAAGCTGTTTCAGTTTGGCTTTTTATTTTAGAAAAAAATAGGAGTAAACAAACAATGAACACAATCACTATCGATAATAAAGACTACACTTTGACTTACGGCTTCGACTTCATTCGAGAGCTTGACAAACGCTATTCTGTTTCAGACGGTGGTGTTTCGTTTGGTTTCGGTGTACAGCACGCAGTCGTTGATTTGCAACAAAAAAATCCAGTAATCTTGCTTGACCTCATTCAAGCAGCAACTATCACAGAGCGTCAAAAACCGTCTGTTAAAGGGATTGAAGCCTATGTTATTGAAGTAGCTGAGAAAGACCAACTTGACACACTTTTCGAAGATTTTTTATCAGCATTGCGTACGCAGCCTTTGACGAAAGCAACCGTGAAACGAGTGGAAGAAGCAACAGAGTAGCTAAAACCGCAAGTGATAACCAAGATTCGGCTGAAACGTATGAGGAATTAATTACTAATGCTATGGCTGATTTTGGTGTGTCGTTGCTTGAAGCTCGAAGAATGACGCTTAAAGAGATGAGACTCTGTCAGAAAGCGCATAAGAAACGTTCTCTGAGTAAAGAAAGAGAAATCTATCAACTTGCTTATCTTAATCGTTTGGTGAATGCCACGACGAAAGATGGCAAAAAGTATTACTTCGAGAAATTTGACGACTTCTATAATGCTAAAGAACGAGCCCGTGAGGTGTTAGGTGAGAAAATCACTAACAACAAGCTATTAGATCGGGCTAGGAATAATCTTAATTACAAACGAGAAAGAGGGTTGCTAGATGGCAGATAAAACGTTTAACGTCCGAGCGATATTAAGCGCTCAAGACAACGGCATGTCTAGCGCACTCAAACGAGCACAGCAAAACGCCGAGAATTTGGGCAAAACTGGCACTAAGTTAGGCTCGGTTTTCAAAAGTGTTTTGGGTGCTAATTTAGTTAGTGCTGGTATTACTAAGGGAATCGGTGCATTGACTAGTGGCATGCGTGGCATGGCTAGCGAGCTCAATAGCTCAGCTAAAGCATGGAAAACCTTTGAAGGTAACATGCGTCAGATCAACATGCCCACCGACCAAATACAAAAAGCAAAAAGCGAATTACAAGACTTTGCCACTAAAACAATCTATTCAGCGTCCGACATGGCCTCTACTTACTCACAGTTAGCAGCCGTAGGAACGAAGAATACAACGGAACTCGTTAAGGGTTTTGGTGGTCTTGCAGCAGCGGCTGAAAATCCAGCGCAAGCCATGAAGACCTTAAGCCAACAAGCCACTCAAATGGCAGCTAAGCCTAAAGTGCAATGGCAAGATTTCAAACTCATGCTAGAACAAACGCCCGCTGGTATTGCGGCGGTTGCGAAAGAAATGGGCATGAGCACAAGTGAGATGGTTAAAGCTGTCCAAGATGGCAAGATTAAGACCGAGGACTTCT